AACTTAACAATTTTGTCTGATGCGCCATCGTTATCCGCTATTCCGTCGACAGCCGCCTGGAGTCTTTGAAGGTTGCTTAATGAGCCATCCTCAGACACAAGCGCGAAAGCCTGAGCCATCGCAACGGCTTCTTTCCTTGATGCGCCGTAGTTTTCTTCTAGCCTCTCTACGGCTAGCGCTAAATTTAGGTAGTTGGTGATAACATCACCCACGGCCTGCTGGGTATCTCTGGCATCAACAACAGCAATCTTCTGAAACTTACTGTTGTCCTCGAAGAATGCGGTTACAACAGCCCCTGCATCTCTTTGTTGGGATGAAATATCCTTGAATGCTTTTACAATAAGGTCTGAATCCTTCAGGAATCCAGGTGTTAGAAAATCATCTACCTTTTCAGATGCCAACTCTGCTGATGCCGTAATTGCATCTAAAGCGGCGACTATCCCCGCCTTGATTTCCACAGATGCAGCCTGACCATTAACCCTGGCAAGCTCATCAACATTCTTAGTTAAAGAAATTACACCGCCTTCGGTCTCCCTAACTGTGCTATCAAGAAGGGCTAGAGATTCTTCTAGCTTTTCCGTGGCAGTCCTAGCATCGAATATGCCTTTAACCAGTGTTCCACCAACAGCGGCACCGATAGCTAAGAGCGCACCAGCAATAGCACCTGCTGGCCCAAACAAGGAGGCAATTTGCGAACCCTGCTGGCCAAGAACAACCATTGCATTTGTGCCGCCTTGGAGCTGCACCGCAATATCCTGAACCTGGAAGCCTAGCTGCTGGACACCGCCTTTCATTAGCCGGACATTGCCAGTGGTTTTCTTGGTCTGCCTGGATAATTTACGCGAAGAAGCTGTCAAGGAATCTGTAGCTTTTTCTGTACGAGCGCCCGCCTTGGTTAGGCCATTAAGTTCTCTTTCAGCCTCATCAATATCTGTTGAGTCAACCTTTAATTTAAGATTTGCGTATTGATCCATTAGCGTCCTGATAAATACGGTCAAGAGACATCAACGCATCAACCTCCCAAGCACGAATATTGGTGCGGGTAAGGGTTGACCAGTGGTATATCTCTGTGTAGGTGAGGTGCGAACCAGCCAGCTCTAGGAACCATGAAAACAGGTACGCAAGGCTGTCCGGGCAAGGGGGAATATCGAGTTCAACTGGCTTTACGCCTGAACTCTTCCAAACGTTAGTTAAGTGCTCTTTTTGCGTGTAGCCTTCGACTTTCTTCCAGAGCTTGAATTCTTCTCTGGCGTGGTCGATGAGCCTGTTGATTTCACTGCGAAAAAAAAACTTCGATCCGCAAGAACCTTGTCTATTCGATCTCCGATCTGAGGAGCTTTTAGCAAGAACTCCTTAATATTTTCCCCGCTGCACTCCTGCGGAAACGACCAGTCTTTCACTACCGCCGCAAGGAGATCAAGTGCCCCTTCTTTGGCTGCATCAGCGACTTTAACTTCATCGTCTTTAGCAGCCCTGATAATGGCTCTCTTCGCCTCGTTTTCGGCATCCCTAAAAGCATCAGAATCAGCGCCACGTATAAGCAGCCAGTGTTCGGTTTCTTTGTTGTCAGGGGTGACGAGGGGTATTTTTATCCCCTCGTTCGCTTTGTCTCTGGTGTAAAACTGCTCCATATCCATCATGCTTGTGAATCCTGAATGCTGATTGTGGTGTTTTCTGTGGTGTTACCTGAACCGCCATCGCCGTCTAATAACGCGACAAAAGGGGTAGACTGAACCAGACCTTTTTCACCATCATCCTTGCCCGACCCGCCCACTTTTACGCGAGGCATTACAAAGGAGGTGAAGTCGGTATTCTTCGTAGAACCACCTTTAAACACAGCGTAAATAGAGACTTCAGTTTCGTTATCGAAGTAGTCTCTAAAGGTTGCGTCTTGGAAATAAACGCTCATATTTCCATTGACTTTTACACGGCCACGGAAGATTTCAGGATAGGAGTTTGACCCTACAACTGGCTCGGCTGTGAGACCCGTGTCAATGGTAATATCCATTCCGGTAATCAGCGCAACAGCAGCTCCCCCCACATACATAAGGCCATTGACTGAAGCGAGAACAGGATCTGTTCCTGCTGCTGTTGGCGTGGTGTAGTAGGCAGAGGTATCGTTAGTGCGACTCTTGCCCATGAAGCCAATATTGACTGTCGCCATACCGGAAGGCGGTAGGCCAATTGCAATATTTTGGGGCTTACAGCCTAAATAGAGTTCGCTTTGGTTAATGTCTGAGAAGAAATGCTCGATAGCAAATGAATCATCGGTTTGGCCAGATGTTGCTGCAAAGGTCTTCTTACCGACCAAGGCTAATGTAACCGTATCGCCTTCTGCTTCATCCGTGAGAACGGTGCCATCTAAGGTAACAACGGTCATTACCGTAGCTGTCAGTGCTGTAACCAGCGCATAGTGACTATTGTTGTTGGCCTCAGTGAATCCTGTGGCGCTCACCACATCACCTAACTTAAAACCGTCGGTTAAAAACGAGCCTGTTGATCGTGTAAATTCTGTGCCTGTTCCCGTTACCGCAATAACCGCCACCGCACCCGTAGTAGATGCTGAGGGGAAGTCCTTTCTCAGTGCTGCGGCAAAGAAGTCGTTATAAGTACCAACGGATAATTCACCGTTAATAGCCCCAGCAACAGACCCGACACCATGCCGGAAATCTGCCACCTGGCCATCAGAGCGAATCTCAGCACTCTCATAGGTTTCTTTGTTGAGGTCTAAATTGGATGTAACCCGCCTTACATACTGCGCTCCAGTAGCACCAGGGGCTACACCAAAAGAGCTTTCTTTCTTGTAGGCTACGAGTTTGTTTACGCCTGCTGCTATTGTCATCTTGTTACCCTTGCTTCCCAAATGATGTTGACGACTACCTGGAACCAGGAGTCTTGATTGCGGGCAATGCCTCTACCCGAACTAGTGATAAAGACTTCCTGACCGTCATAGGTTGGTCGGTAGCCCGCTTTAAATACGTTTCTGATCTCTGTGGCTTTCTGCTTGGCTGTTCCTGCACCATCCCCCACGGGATAGTTAAGGTTGATTTGCATAAGCCCTGTTATTAAGTCCTGACCGCTATCGCCCATCGTGCTAACCGTGGGTTGATTGGGGAGGATGAATAACTGTGCGTAAGGTGTACCTGGAGTCGGATCGGAGGATTCGTTCTCTACCGTGTAGGCGAGGCCAAACCCGCCGTCGTCAAATGCTTGAATTAGCGCAGAGTCTATTTTGTGTGTCATCGTTTCTTGAGTTCTTCGTCTACTAGCTGCTGGAATCGGGCGGCGTTGCGCCTGACCATGCCTTGAGGGGCTTGGCCGGAGTAGCCGTACTCCAATTTCTGCGCATAAGGTAGGTTGTTGGTGAGGTAGGTAATTCGCCCACCGGATAGACCTTCTGTGAAGGTCACAATTTGGCCTGTGGTTTTCTGGCCTGATGGGTCAAGCGTGGTAAGTGTTCCTGTGGCTGGCGTATTGATAGTCGCCTGCCAATTGCCTCTAAAGCGTCCTGTATCAACAGGGGAGTCGAGAATAACCGCACTAAATAGCGCAATTTCTATACCCTGAATCATTTCGTCATTAGCTTCCGAAAAGCTCACCTGAAACTTCTTGAGGTCAGAGGTAAAGCTCACTTTCTAGCCTGCACCAAATGAACCAAGGCAGTACCTGCTGGATTCTTGGAAACAACATCCACAATGTTCCAGTACTCACTACCAATAAGCACTTGATCTGTCATAACCGGCGTTTGGGTGTTATCTAAAATCACCAACCTGTCACCGCCTTGAATGCGTGTACCGTCGACAACGTTAGTGTTGTATTGAGTGATCAATCCTTTCGGTGTTAATAGACTCGTTGTTGCACCCGTTTCTGTGCCTGTGACCTTGTCCAGCGTTCCCGCTGTTTTACGTTTTAAGGTAATAGTTTGGCCAAACTCACTAATTAACGAATTAGCGGTTTCAGCCATATCGGAGTAGAAGGACATAGAAATTCCAGGCAATAAAAAAGGCCACCGAAGTGACCTTTGTTGAATTTGGTTATTACTTATTTTTTAAAAGTTGGTATTTGTTTCGCAGGCGACACAAAGGGGCCATCAAAAACTCCCGTGAAGTTCACAGGATCTTGCGGATAATCACAGCCGATAAACCACAATTGTCCACCTATGATTTCTACGACCTTCCCCCCTTCATCGTGAACGCTGAACTCATCAGCCCCGGAATAATACCAATAATAACCATCTTTCATGCTCTCACCGCAAACAACCCGCTATTTTTCAACAGCAGGTTAATGTGGGTTTTCGATGGCTGGGTTTTGCTAACCTTTAACGCTTGGTTTGGGTTGGCGTATTGAACCTCTACCGCGCCATCTACCTTCTTCCTTATGGCAGGAAGTGTAGCCTCAGACGGATTAAAGGGGTCTTCGCCCGCGTTAATCTCAACACATAAAGCGAGGACAGCGTTAATCACTTGGCGAG